CAAGTCAGTCCAGTACTGGAACACACGTGACATCTGCCCCAAGTGTCGGAGCAGTGAAGTCAACTGGACAGCCCATCGCGACTACACCCTCCCCAGTGGACACGTCGTCTACATCCATGGCATCTATTGCTTCGCAAGGTGCTGTGAAAGGCTGTATGCCGGCCCTAAATCGTCCTGTGTTTGGTAGCAGAAGCTACGCAGAGGCGGCGTCTCTTGTTAAGGACCAAGAGAACGTCGCATTCAAACCTGAACTAACCACCGTGAGTCGGGGCAAAGTTGACAAGGCCACGCGTTTGGAGTTCAGAAGAGCCAAGGAGTCGGTAAGTGAGTCCGATTTGCAATATTATTTGACGCTCAAGTTTGCGTTTGTCCCTAGAGACAAAAATATTTTGCGGGCTATGGTTCTTAAGGCAGAGGTTTACCTAAAATCCTATGATCTGACCGGTATGTCCTCTGAGGAGGTGTACAAGATGGTTATGCGAGTAGTCAGAAGCGCTATTGCCATCCCTAAAGATGAAGAGCTAGTCAGAGCAAGTCTTAAGAACTCTGATGTCCTGGAGGTGATCAACAAACACCATAAGTTGGTCAGCAAGGGCATCATTGGCCATGTCGGAAATTTGACTGGTAAGACCAGTCTTTCACTGCCGGATCAGGCTTGAGGTAGTCAGACTTTGGGTGCCATTTGCTATGGTAAAATAGGGCAGTCATCATTATTGCCAGGCTGTGGTAACAACGTCCCAAAGTCCGACTGTGAGTGTAAAAGAGTCACTACAAAACTCTTTGGGTTCAAACCAGATATTCCCAGTGTGGTTTGGACCCACAAGTCTTGTGTGTGCAATGAGAAGGCAGCTCTCTCATTGCGTCATCAAATCGACACAAATGCCCGATACACAAGCAATTTGTCCTTACGATCAGTGCTTATGCCTTACATTGGTCGTGTTGCGCCGGTGAGTGAAGCTGTCATTATGCACCATGCCACTCCCCGTAAGCGCAAATTGTTAGAACAGGCTAGCAAGTCATTGGAGTCTAAGCCTCCATGTCATGCTGATGCAGCAGTTCGTATGTTCTTGAAGGATGACAAATACCATAGTTGGAAGCAGGTCGTCCCTAGATGCATACAGTACCGCAGTAAAAGGTACGCGTTGCCATTAGCCTGTTACCTCCATCCCATAGAACAAATGGTCTATGGGTGGAACGACCTTTCTGGGACACCGATTTTTGCTAAATGCCGGAACCTGACGCAACGAGGGAATGATATCGCCGCCAAGATGGATTTCTTCTTTGATCCAGTGGCCGTTTCGTTGGATCATTCAAAGTTTGACGCACATGTCAACATGCAGCTCTTGGACCTGGAGCACTGGTTTTATAAACAGTGTAATAGATCCAAGTTGCTTGCACAGTTGTTACATTGGCAGCGGTTGAACCGTGGATCCACCAAGAACGGCACAAAATTCGTCACGCGAGCAACCCGTATGTCAGGTGACCAAAATACTGGTCTAGGCAATTCCATCATCAACTTTGCTATGACTGAAGCTCTCATGGCTGGAATCAAACACTGTCTTTACATCGATGGTGATGATTTCATTGTTTTCGTGGAGAGGGCGGATGCTAAATACGTAGACCCTAAGGGGTACCTTCAATTTGGCATGCATACAAAGTTGGATAGTCAAACATCGGTTATTGAACATATTGAGTTTTGTCAAACGAGACCAGTGTTCAATGGGTCGGGGTACACCATGGTTCGTAATCCCCAACGTATGTTGAAGAGAGTCCAATGGGGTGTGGGAAAATTTCATCCATCCTACACACCTAAATATTTGGCGTCAGTTGGTCGATGTCTGATGTCAATTGGTTTTGGTCTCCCTGTTGAAGCTTATGTTGGTGCGAAGTTGGCCAAGTTGAGCACAGCCAACGTTTTGACACCTTACACCATGATGGCTAACAAAATGCCGATGCGACCGCTTAGAGCGTTTCTAGTTGAGCCTAGTTCACTCACTAGATTATCGTATGAAACCGCATGGGGACTTTCCCCAGCTCAACAACAAGAGCTGGAGTCTCGTGCCATTACTCAGTCGGAGTTCGTTGAGGATTTATGTCCGTTTCCCGAGTATGGCAAGGATGAACAAGTCATCGAGGCCGAATGGCCGTCCCCGTGTACGTCGTAATCGTGCATTGAACTTTCGCACTGTTGCGCCAGCAAAGGAAATGAATAACATTCTCATTCCTGCTGGAGTGAACAATCGAGCAACCATGCCGCGTGCAACACAGACCTACGCCCTCCGTGGAGAGGAAGTGCTGGCTATAGTCAGCGCCCCTGAAGCCGCGGTTGCGGGAACTGTAATCTTCAATCAACAGATTTCCCACGACTCAGTTAAGCGTTTAGGCAAGTTGGCACGCACATTCCAACGAATCAAGTGGCGACACTGTTCCATTCACATCGTCGCACTTAATGGGAGTCTTGCAAC